ACTATTCCCCAAATAGAATGGTCGCGGTCTAGTTCAGTCACGTTGCTTCACCAGGTATTGAAATGTTTTAGCTATAAGTTCTGGGTCATCATTGAGTAGACCAAGAGCTCTGTTATGTACAGAGCAAAGCAAGCCACGCACCTTGCCAGTCTTATGGTCGTGGTCTATGTCGAGCGCACGTTTGTCGTCGGGCTTCTTGCCACAGATGTAGCACCCGCCACCTTGTTCTTCGAGCATGCGCTCGTAGTCAGGGACATCAATCCCATACATTCGGATGCGCGAGATGCGCTGCTCTTCGTAAGTTTTATTTCTGTTTCTCGGCATACTTTGCCCACACCCCACGCTGTACCATTAGTGCGATGATTGCATAGTTCGCCAAGTCAACAAACGAATCTTCAAGAGATTCGTTCTGCGGAGCTATAGTCTTTTTACTATAGATAAGATTCTTCAATCTCTCCAGCTTGTCGGACATGCGTACCATCAGCCCATTGGTTGCGCCACCTGGTGCATGCCAGATGTTGTATGGACCGTAGTCGATTTGTTTCTTAACTAAGATTGATAACAGTTCGTCATAGATTTTTTGTGCATCTTCTTCAAACTGTAGGATAGTTGTATCTTCAGACAACGGAGCCCTTTCTAATCATCCAGTGCGTTAATCAATTTAGTTAACGCTTGAGCTCCTTGGTTGGTAATTATACTATTGATGTCACTGTCAGGTGGAAGCGACACGCGGATAGCTTGAGGGATTGCATCCTGCAATCTACGTGCTAGTTCCTGCCCTGGGTTAGACCCATCCTCTTTGGCATCGTTATCGGTTGCTATAACAACGCGACCAATGCCGTCAAAACAACGGCTAAAGTGAGGCTTCCAAGCATTAACGCCAGCCACAGCGACAGCAGGATGCCCAGCAAGAGTTGCAGATATCGCATCAATCTCTCCTTCCACAATCAGTACCTCGTGTACTGCATTAAGGATAGCGCTTACGTTATACAGGTGGTGCTTCTGACCAGTAGGAATCATGTACTTAGGGTCACCATCATCTATTCGACGGAACTTGAAACCAACTACCCCAGCCTCAGTTATGTATGGGATGGATAAGTGATGGCGTAGGCGGTCCTCATGCCCAGGTGCTGGCTCTTCTACGTAGCCAAGCATGAATGTTTCAGCTCCATCCAAGATGCCACGCTTCTCTAGGTATGCCTCGGCTGGTGAACCAACAAGGCTAGCGTGATAGGACTTGGCAGCTTTAGTCCAAAGGTCAATAAGTTTCTGATTAGGTTTCATTTCTTCTCCTGCCTATGCACAATGAAAGGAGGAGCAGTGTACACATCATTCTTCGCTGCAATCTGCAGCGCCTTCTTCCAGTTAGCACCAGATGCGAGAGCACCTATGGCATAGGAAGACCCTGAACCTAAACCATAGATGCCATCATCGCGAAGGAAGACTGAGTACGTATCATCTATCTCGTAGATGGTTCCGTTCACAGCCATTAAAAAAAGAAACTCATATTCATCAGCTTTCTCATCGTGAACGAATCCATTATCACGTAAGCATTCACGCATACTTGGTATCACGGTTGTAATCATAAAGTGATAGGTGTCCTTGACGTTAGCTGGTATAGCGGGTGGTTTCCATATGTGCTGCACTATGTCGCATGGCTGGGTAGTACCAGCACCAGCGATAAGAAACTTGCCACGCTTTGTAATCTTAGTTGTAATGGGGTGAGAGTAAGGGCGACCCTTCTCTGTTGTAGTTCTGCTATCAGCTGCAATGATGCAGCTGTTTAATTCTTGGATACCAATAATAGTTGTCACAGTGAGGCTCTCAATCTAGGTGGAGTCCAACGACTCTTGGTCTTACGTCCACGACTAGGGGTTGACTTCTTGCTTTCTTTACCAATGTTCTTCTCAGCCCAGCTTCGGGCTTCTGGGTATGTCAGATGTTCACGTGCCATGATTATGTGAATACCAGAACCACGACCGTTGCATGCATAACATACCCAGACACCCTTGTCTGAATTCACTGATGCAGACTTATGCGAGTCATCATGTACAGGACAGAGGATGGACTTCTCACCGCCAAGCGGTAGGTCCAATCCGTAATGACTAAAGACTGCTTCAAGGAATTCAGACTGATTCATTTGTTAATACCAATTCCTTTCCTGGTGGAACCTGTACGCATCGCACCAAGTTTCATAACGATGTAGCACATACTTGTGTGCTTCTTCTGTTTGTTTGAGTAATGACCACTCTGGCTGTCCCCAAAGTAACTGCCATACTCCACGTGCTCCACTCGATTTGTTGTGGGAGTCCACGTTGTATCGGCTCTCCTTGTACGCAATCTTCAGCGCACACTGAACCTCTTTCATGTCGGTTGTGACCTGCAGTAACGTCAGCTTCACACGTTCTCGTTTGTCGGTTGTAACCAACAAGCGTTTCTCGTATGTCATCTCTGGCGTTAGCGCCAAACTCGGTACTGCAACTTGCACTATCGAGAATAGCAAGGTCAGTATTGCTAACCGCATAGTTACCTCTTTTCATTTTGTGAGGCACTGTCACTGCTTCACTGATGTCCATTGTAACCTGCCTGTTTGAGCAGATTCACCCAGAGCTCCGCAGGCATTACTGCATACGACTCTGAGATATTAGATGTGCCACGCTTCTTGATGAGGACCACGCCTGTTTCCGCATCTGCGTTTATCATTTCATCCTCTAGCTCCTGCAAGTAGCCAGGGATGTTAATTCTTTTTTCGTTCTTGCATTCAATAACTACGCCATCAATACCGTCTATGTCACCGACATCATCGTGTCGACCCGCACCGTATGCTCGCTCAGCACATGGATAACCCATAGTGATGAGCCACTTGACTACGTCACGCTCGAACTGTGAGCCCTTGCGTTTGGATGGTGTTGTCATTACAACTCAATGCTGAACCAAAAGAATAACAAGTCTATGTTAATAGACCAACGGTCAACTGAAAAACCAATAGCCACTCGCTTTAAGTTGTAGCCAGAACAGATATAAAACTTGCCTATCTTTAGATGCCCTGATTTGAATAGCGTCATACATACTCCCTTACATATATCTCTTGAAGAATAATCTTCCTTTGTCGCCTGAGTTTCTTACGTTCTGTGGGAGTTGTACCGCCCCACATTCCGTGGTCCTCATGCCTTATTGCCCACTCTAAACATTCCTGCCTAACCACACAACCAGAACAAATCTTTCTAGCAAAGCTATATATGTCGGCATCTCCAGAACTATCTGGAAAAAATAACTCGACTCCTACTTCTCTACATAGCCCCCTGGTTAAGTCTGGAAAGTTCATTGGTTTCCTTTCGCAATGTTTTAGTTGTAAGAAGTAAATCTTCTACTTGTATCAAGTAGCCTTTACTTCTATTCGGTGGTATCTCGCAAGTAATCTCGCGACCGAAGTTCTTAATCGCGTACCATACATGGTCTGTTGGAACCATGACAACACTTTGCTCAAGAACAAATGCCCAGTAATCAGCTTTCGTGACAGACAGTCCTGACAATTCCCAAGACTCTGACTTCAGATACCAACACTCAATCTCTACATATATGTTATTAGTCTGATGCCATTTGCGGTCACGCTTTACTTCTACTGTTTTACCATTGGTAAGAAGTTGTTCAACCAACTTCTCACCGTCACGACCGTATGAGAAATCTAAATCAAAGCTAGACTTATTTACTTCCACTGACTTAAAGTCCTAGCCCTGAACAAGTCAGCAGATGTGTTATAGAGAATCATCTTGCTGGCTTCAGCAGCCAAGGTTACATACTCCTCAGCATTCGGGTCTGCCTTACCGTGACGGTTCTTCACGATAGCCACACGGTAGACATTGGCAGTGCTATCCAGCGCCACAGATAAAACTAATTCTGGAAGGGCAGCAACCTTGCCCATCAGAGCTTTACGTGGCGCTGGGTAGTTTGGCTTGCTCATCTTCTCATTCTCACTTACGTGATGCAGGACGATGAATGCAGTTTCGTATTCACGAGCCATGTAATGAAAGGCGGACATAGCATCGCGCAATGCAGTCCATTCGTTGTCGCTGGCTGCAGCGACGTTCATTAAGTTGTCTACATAAACAGCAGTAGGAGCAGAACCGTGGAGTTCAATCCAAGCTTCTATCTCTTCTTCGATATCTTGTAACGAAGGTGCTGGGTCAAAAGCAAATCGGATATGACTTGCTCCTTCATGTAGTGCGTCTTCCAATAAGACGCTTGCTTCCGAGTCCATGATTCTTTCCACATCAGCGACATCACGATTCATAATGATTGCACCTGCGCGAGAAGCAATCGTTCTTGAATCAGAGTCAGCGGAAATATATAGACCAGGAACTTTTGAAGAAATGGCATACCACAGTGCAAGTAGTGTCTTACCGCCACCTGGCTGTCCTGCAATTAAATGCAGTTGTGCCTGACGAAAGGTAACTTGACTAGCAGTTAGTAGCGGTAAGACCTCTGGCAATTGCTTGCCAGCTGGTGATTCTACACCAACTACTTGCAGCAGTGAACGCATTACTTAGTCCAGATTGTTTCTGCTTCTACAGCACCTGGCTTAAAAGGCTTTGGACCTTTTGCTGGGTCAAACCAGCCAACGTAAGTTTTGCCAGCCTTGGATACGCCCTTCTTCTTAGCGTAGAAACCACGACCGTCTGGTAGTGATGGAGCATCTGGATGTCCATATGTCCATTCATTACCGTATTTATCTTTGACTACCTCAATTGTTTGAGGAGTGCTAGATGTAACTACAGGTTCAGCCAGCATGCCAGCTTCCTGTAGTGCGTTGATTGCACGGTCCATACCTGACGGATTGGAACGGCTAAGCAACTGGGTGTGTAGGTCAGTCGCTGATGCGATAGCAAGCAGCGCTGCTTGTAGGTTTGCAGTGAACTCAGCAACCGTATTACCTCGGACGGTAAACAGGTCCTGTCCATTCAACTTGCCAGTGTATGAGAACGTAGACTCAGTCATCTACTTTCCTTTCTTTCCCTTTGTTGTAGGTATTTGCAATGGGAAATCTTTTGAACCCATGGCTGGGCATTTCTCTTGGAATGAACACATCTTGCAGTTCTCGCCAACAGATGGTGGAAACCATCCGCGTTGAACACTGTCATTCATTGCACCAAATACATAATCAAAATAATCCATGGTTAAATGCGATAAGTCAATCAAGTCATCAAGTTGACCTTGGCGTGTCATAA